GATCACATGGTCCGGCATCAACGAGTGGCTCGACATGCAGCCGGGCAAGGTGAGCAAAGAGGAGGTGCAGACCTTCCTCGATGCGAACGGCGTGCGGGTGACGGAGACGACGCTGCGCAGCCCGTCGAGCGAGTTCAACTACCAAGGCAACGAGTGGCAGCAAGCGATCGACCGCGCCGAGGCGGATGGAGACTATGGCCTCGCGGATCGCATCGGGCGCGCGTGGGAAGGCATTGACGAAGAGACTGGCAGCACCGCCGGGATGCCCAAGTTCGGCCAATACACGCTCCCCGGCGGCACGAACTACCGCGAGGTGCTGCTGACGCTGCCGATGCAAGGGGGCTCGCGCTACACCGCCGAGAACGTCGTTTCGATCACCGAGCAGGACGATCCGGCGGCTCACGTCCCCGATCGCTATTGGTACTTCAAGACGCCGGACAACGTGCTGCAGATCTTGAAGAAGGACTACCCGTCGGAGGCGGCCGCCAAGCAGTACGTGATCGACAAGAAGCAGCCCGCCGCACCGGCATCCAGGAACTACAAATCCGGCCACTGGGACCAGCCCAACGTCCTCGCCCACATCCGCATGAACGACCGCACCGACGTCGACGGCAAGCGGGTGCTGTTCATCGAGGAGATTCAGAGCGACTGGGCGCAGGAGGGGAAGAAGCGGGGTTTCAACGACGGCGAGCCGCCGCATTCGACAGAGGAGCTGCGCGCCGCTGCGGTGCTCGCCCGCGAGGCCGTCGTCGCCAACGACAATTTCGGCTTCGACGAGCCATCCGAGGCGCTGCGCGCCGTGCGGAGCCACGCCGACTGGGCCAACCGATGGGAGGTGGACACGCCGCAGCAGGCGGCCGACATCGGCCGTTACCGGCAGATGTCTCTCGAGAGCGCCGAGCAGCGCAAAGCCATCCCCTCCGCCCCCTTCGTCGGCAAGACCGACGCCTGGGTATCCCTTGCCATCAAGCGCGTCATCAAGATGGCCGTCGACGAGGGCTATGACCGGGTGGCGTTCGTGACCGGCGAGCAGTCGGCCGAGCGCTACGACCTGAGCAAGCAGATCGGCAAATTGATCTATCGCGACGCATCAGCGACGCGGATGTCGGGCTTGGACCTGGGCGCGCCTGAGGGCCGCGGCACGCTCCTGGCCTACCTCCCGAACGGCAATCTTGCCTTCGATAGAGAGGTGTCGCACCAGGACTTGGCCGACGTGATTGGGAAGGATGCGGCGCAAAAACTTCTGGCGGCCGAGCCGACCCGGACTGATGCCGGGGAGTACGGGAACTTCCGCATGCGCAAGCTCGAGGGCCTTGAACTCAAGGTCGGCGGCGCAGGCATGAAGGCCTTCTACGACAAGATCGTGCCGAACGTGGCGAAGGACGTGGTGAGGAAGCTCGGCGGGGATGGCGCGCAGTCGACCCGCCTCACCCAAGGCAAGAAGATAGACGCGCTGGCGGTGCAAACCAATGCGGCCACATGGCAAGTCAAGAACGGCACGACGAAGAAGTGGCTGGCCTATAACGGCGAATGGGTGGACGACCCGACGACGGCGCTGGAATTGCGCTCGCGTGACGATGCCGAACGCCGCGCGAAGCAGGTCGCGGCGCCCGGCCTCGACGCCGAGCAACTCAGTTTCGACCTCACCCCCAAGATGCGCGAGCAGGCCGAGGGCGGCGTGCCCATGTTCGCCCGCGTCATCCCTGGGCAAGCCGGCCACTTCCGGCTCGAGCCCTTCGGCATCGCCGGCCGCACGGTCGAGGCGCTGCAGGACCGCTACAACCGCTGGAAGCAGACCATCGCCGCGATCGAGAAGCAGGGCGGCGTCGTCACCGAGGCGAACGACTTCTACCGCGCCGAGGAGCGGTACTGGGGCCGCGTGGCGACCCGCATCGAGATCTTCGACACCGAGCTCGACGAATTCCTCGACGCGGTCGCCGACGACAAGCTCACCCTCAAGGACGTGCAGACCTGGGCCTACGCCAAGCACGCCTTCGAGCGCAACGCCTACCTGCGCAACCTGCGCCAGTCGCCCTCGGGCTTCGACTCCTGGTCCGGCATGAGCGACGCCGACGCCCAGGCATTCATCGACGACGCGACGAACGCCGGCCTGGACGCCGCACTCGAGCGCCACCGCCTGACCCTGCAGCGCTGGGTGCAGGGCACGCGCGACGTCATGCTGGCCGACGGCCTCATCACGCAGGACGAGCACGTCAGGCTCTCGGGCATGTTCGCCGACTACGTGCCGCTGCGCGGGCTCAAGGACAGTGACGGCAACGAAGTCAAGCCGGCGATGCTCGGCACCGGCACCGGCTCCGGCTTCGACGTGCGCGGCAAGGAGACGAAGCGCGCCAAGGGCCGCTACTCCGAGGCCGACAACATCATCGAGAACATCATCCTGGACCGGACGCGCACCCTGATCCGGTCCGGCAAGAACGAGGTCATGCGCTCGTTCTTGCAGTTCGTCGCCGACAACCCGAGCCCGAACCTCTGGGAGATCAACGCCGTCGAGCGCAAGGCGTTGTTCGTGATCGACGCCCAAGGCGACCAGACGATCGTCGAGCAGCAAAGCGTCATCCTCGACAGCGGGCGCACCGTGTCGATCAAGGACGGCGGCCGCGAGGTCTACGTCGAGATCAAGGACAGGCCGCTGTTCGAGCAGCTCAAGAACCTCAACGCCATCGAGATCGGCCGGTTCATGGGCATCGCCGTAATGGGCAACCGGATGCTCGCGCGGCTCTACACCGTGCTTTCGCCGACGTTCACCGTGCTCAACGGCCTGCGCGACGCCCAGGAGGCGACGATCAACATGGTCAGCGAGACGGGCTATCGCGGATCGCTCAAGCTGCTCGCCGGCATTCCCGGGGCCCTGGTGCAAGGCATGCGCGCCGAGTTCGGCTCGCCCTCGCCGGAGTACCAGCTCTTTCGCGCCACAGGTGGCAAGACCGGGTTCTTCGACTTCAAGTCGATCGACGACCAGGCCAAGGACCTGCAGCGCCGCCTGGCCAACTCGGAGCGGTCGATCGCTGACCCTCGCATCTGGGGCGCCGGCGCGCTCTCGCTCATCGAGAAGATCAACGGCGGCATCGAGAACGCCACCCGGCTCTCGGCGTTCCTGGCGGCGCGCAGCGAGGGCCGAAGTGACGCCGAGGCGGCCAGAATTTCCAAGAACATCACCGTCAACTTCAACCGCAAGGGCACGATGGCGAATGGCCTCGGCGCGCTGTGGCTGTTCTACAACCCGGCGGTGCAGGGCACGGCCCGCGTGCTGACGTCGCTGCGCTCGCCCAAGGTGCTCGCCGTCCTCGGCGCCGGCATGGCCGGCATCGCCGCGCTCGCCTTCCAGAACGCCAGCGTCGGCGACGACGACGACGGCGTGGCCTGGTGGGACAAGATTCCGCCCGAGGTGAAGGACCGCAACCTCGTCATCGTGCTGCCGCCCGGCGCCACGGCCGGCACCCAGGTTCCCGGTTCGCGCATCGGGCGCTACCTCAAGATCCCGATGCCCTACGGCTACAGCTTCTTCGCCAGCGTGGCCAACCAGGCCGTCGACGTCTACCGGCATTCGGTCGACCCGGCGCGCGGCCGGGCGCCGACGCACGCCGCCCTGCGCCTGGCGGGCGCCTTCCTCAGCTCCTACCTGCCGAGCAAGGAGCTGGCCCGTTCGGGCGAGGACGGCAAGTCGCTGGTCATGGCCATGGTGCCGGACCTCATCAACCCGATCGGCCAGTCGATGCTCAACATCAACAACTTCGGCCGGCCGCTCTTTCCCGAGGACCAGTTCAACCCGAACGCGCCGGACTCGTCGAAGTTCTTCGGCGGCCAGGCGGGCACGATCTTCCAGAAGGGCGCTCAGAAGCTCAACGAATGGACCGGCGGGAACAAGTTCAAGAGCGGCGCGCTCGACCTGACGCCCGGCACGATCGAGAACGTGGTGCGCAGCTACGGCGGCGGCCCGGCGTCGTTCGCCCTCGACCTGCTCAATGGCTGGTACGCGCGCCAGTCGATCGCCCGCGAGGACCTGGACGTGCGGCGCCTGCCGTTCGTCAAGCAGCTCTACGGGCAAATCGACACCGAAACCGACCGCCTGGCGGGCTTCGATCGCATGCGGGAGATCGCCTCGAAGGTGGACCCGATCAACGCCGCGGTAAAGGCCGGCGACGGCGCGGCGGCCAAGCAGCTCTATCTCGATGCGGGGCCGATCGCCACCCTGGGCGGCGTGCTCAAGGACACGCGCAAGACGCTGGGCGACATTCGCAAGGCCGAGCTCGCCGTCATCAATTCGGACCGCACCGACGACCGCAAGTACTCGGAGCTCATGGTGCTGGCGCTACGCCGGCGTCAGCTCGAGCACAACCTCAATCGCGCCTACGCCGCAGCCGCGCGAAAGAGCCTGCCGCCGTCCGTGCCGCCCCCCGAGCCAGACTGAGCGCCCCGAGCGCCACGGCGCCGACCAGGATGACGACGAGCAGGCCGGCATAGAAGAACGTCAGCGGTAGCGTCAGCCTGCCGCCGACCGCCACCAGCGTCTCGCTGCGCGTCGCCTCGCCGATCGCGCTGAGCATCAGGCCCGCCAGGCAGAGCACGAAGCCGGCGACCAGCGCGATCGCGCCCCAGTACCTCGCTCGCCTGCTCAGACGGGTCATGGGGGCGAAGCGTACACCCGTCTGCATATATGCCGCCCTTCACCGCGGCGCTCTCCGTTTCGACACTCGCGCCTGCAAGAGCACGACCGCCTCTGTCCCAGGGCCGTCATCTTGGAGATCGCCTTGACCGAAGCAGCCAACCCAGACGAGTTCACCGACGCCGATTTCGCCGCCGCAGCGAAGGCCGTCAGCGACGCCAACCCGGCCCCCGCGCCGGTGGTGGCCGAAGCTGAGGCCGACGACGCTGCCGCGGACCAGGCGTCGGCGCCGGCACCAGCCGCCGCCGCCCCAGCGCCCGCCCCGGCGCCGGCCGCAGCAGCTCCTGCCCCGGCAGCGCCCCCCGCGGCGCCGCCGACTCTCGAGGAGCTGCAAACGCAACTGCGTGACTCGCAGCAGCGGGAACGCAGCTCGGCCGGTCGCATTTCCGAATTCGCTCGAAAGTCAAACGAGCTCGAGCTCCAAGTCCGCGCCCTCAACGAGAAGCTGACCAAGCTGAGCGCCGCCCCCGCGGCCGCGCCGGCCCCGGCTGCTCCGGTCGCCGACGAAGAGGACGTGCTGACGAACGCCCCAGACCTGGAAAGGGCCGTGGCGAGGCGTGTCGAGAAGGCCACCAGGCCGCTCGTCGACAAGCTCACCGCCGCAGAAACCCGCCTCGAAGAAGTCGACCGCACGACCGCTGCCGTCCAGCAAACGCTGGAACCGTTCAGCCGCCAAGAGCACAAGACCCGCCTCGAGACGACCTTCTCCGCACTCGACGAGACGTTCACTGCAGCCTGGCGTCAAACCGTCCAGGACCCCGGTTTCCATGAGTGGCTGGCGGCTCGCCCCCAGCGCACCCAGGAGCTCTACCGGAACGCAGTGGACCCCTCCGACTGTGCCGAGGTGCTCGACCTTTTCTACGTCGCCCATGGCGGCCGTCCGAAACCCACCGCACCACCCCCGTCGGCGCCGCCGACCGGGGGCGCATCCCCCAACGACGCATTGCGCGCCTCCGTTGGCATCCCGCCTTCGCGTAACGGGTCCCGACCCGCGCCGCTGGCACCGGATGACTTCGATGGCGCCTTTGCTGCCGCGACCGCTGCGCTGCATGCCGAGAAGGCCCGCAACACGCAGGGCTCGCGGCGCGCCTGAACCAGGAGCTAGATCATGTCGAATACCTACGGCGATATCACGCCGCGCACCGCGGCCTACGCCGCCGCCAAGATGCTCGACCGCGCCGTGCCCTTCATGTGCATGGCGAAGTTCGGCCAGCAGCAGCCCATCCCGAAGAACAAGACCAACACGGTCAAGTTCCGCCGCTACAACGCCTTTCAGCCGAACACGACCCCGCTGGTCGAAGGCGTCACCCCGGCGCCCGACACCATCAATTCGACGGACGTCACCGCCACCCTGGCGCAGTACGGTCGCCGGATCCAGATCTCGGACGTGATCGCGGACACTCACGAGGACCCCGTTCTCAACGAGTACGCCGAGGTCATGGGCGAGCTCGCCGGGCAGACCGCCGAGCTGATCGTGTTCAACGTGATCAAGGCCGGTGTCAACGTGCTCTACGCCGTCGGCACCACCCGTGCCACCGTGAACGGCGTGATCACCAGCCCGATCCTGGGCCGCGCGATCCGCCAGCTCAAGCGGCAAAACACCAAGGTCATCACGAAGATGCTCGCGGGCTCGGACAAGGTCGGCACCTCGCCGATCCGGCCGGCCTTCGTCGCCTTCGTGCACCCCGACGTGCAGCAGGACCTCGAGGCGATCGCGGGCTACAAGGCGGTCGTCGAGTACGGCACCGTCACGCCCCTGGGCGACAACGAGCTGGGCTCCTTCAAGGAGATCCGGTTCCTGCAGTCGACGCTCTACGCGCCGTTCCTGGCGGCGGGCGTTTCGGGTGCGGTGCACCTGACGAACGGCGGCACCGGCACCGGCGCCTGCGACGTCTATCCCATCGTCATCGTCGGCATGGACGCCTACGCGACCGTGTCGCTGGCCGGGGCGAACGCCGTCACGCCGATCGTCGTCAACCCGAAGCCGTCGGACTCCGACGTGCTGGCGCAGCGAGGCCACGTCGGCTTCAAGATGTACGGCACCGCCTGCATCTTGAACGATGCGTGGATGGTCCGCGTCGAGGTGGCCGTCACCCAGTAAGGACTGAGCTGACCGGGCGCCCTGTTCGGGGCTCCCGGCCGGCCCGGCCGTCACAACCCCCCTTCGGAGCAATCCAGAATGAAACTTCAACAACTCCCCCTCGGCCCGAGCCGCATCGCCGGAAACATGTGCCTGACCTCCGGGCTGGCCGTGATCGGCGCCACGGCGTCTGCCTTCACGACGACCGTGATCGTCAGCTACGTCATCGACGGCATCATCCGTGCGCTGGCGGCGCAGACCAACACGGCGCTCGCCGCGCTCGTGGCGACCGATCTGCCCGCCGCGACGGGTGCGCAGTACCTGCAGCCCGCGGGTCGTGCGGCGTTCTACACCCAGCCGCTCGGCACCACGGTGTACTACCTCATCGGCGTCATCGCCGCCGGTACGGTGCGGGTGGTGCAAGGCACCTACGCCGGCCAGCCGCTCGAGCCGGCGGGCTACACCGCGCTGGGCGACGGCAACCTGCCGGACTGCCCGGACGGCTTCGTGCCCTTCGCGATCCTGAAAGTGATCTCGGGCGCCTCGGCGTTCGTGCCTGGCACCACGGCGCTGACCACCATCGGGACGTTCCTGAACTGCCAGACCCTGTCGACGCTCGACCGGCCGTTCTAAAGCGAGCACGCGGCGCCGCCTGGCGTTGCATTCCCCGGGGGCTTCGGCCCCCGGTTTTTCAACCCCAAGTGGAGACACGCCCCATGAACGCACGCACCGACGAACCCGACGCCGACGAGGACAAGCGGACCTTGCTGCGCCGGCACGCCCTCGGCGCCGCCAAGCAGGAAGCCGAGCGTCGGAGGAAGAACCCGACGCAATGGTACGAGATCGAGATTCAGAACGGCGTCGACATCGAGGCCACCAAGCTGTTCATCGGCGGCCAGGAGGAGGGCGACGTGCTCATCACCCGCGGCCGCAAGGTCGTCGTCCCGCAGACGGTCATCGAGCGCCTGGACGACGCCGTCGTCGGCGTGGCCGAGGCCGACGAGGAGGATCCGACCAAGCAGCGGATCGTCGAGCGCCGCCGCTTCGGCTATTCGATCCTCAAGGGCCCGTTCCCGAGCAAGCGAGAGGCGCTGACGGCCGCCGCTGCCTGACGCCCCGTCGCGCCCAGGGCCGGCCGTGGACTTCCTCGAGATCACCCAGCGCGTCAAGCGCGAATCGGGCCGGTCGAGCTCGGGCGCAAGCCCGGCCACGATCGTCGGCGCATCGCAGCCGGATCTCGACATTTTCAACGCGGTCAACGACGCCTGGCGCGACGTGCAGCTCATGCCGCGCAAATGGCGCTGGATGTGGCTGCAGGCGCTGGCCACGGTCGGCGTCGACAACACCACCTACACCGCGGCGTCGCTCGGCGCGCCGACCTGGGCCAGGTGGAAAACCGAGAGTGTCGACTACCGCCCGTCGATGTTCGACCCGGCCAACGCTCAGACCGAATGGGACCTGCGGTTCGTCGACTACGACACGTTCGCGCGCGCGTTCCTCAAGGGCTCGCACGCCGCCGGCGCGTCGCAGTACTGGTCGATCGCCAACGACGGCTCGTTCCTGATCGGCCCGAAGCCGAACCTGGCCTACACCCTGCGCGCTGACTACTACGTCAAGCCGCAGGAGCTCACCGCGGACGACCATATCCCGGCGATGCCCGACCAGTTTCATATCCTGCTGGTCTGGAAGGCGCTCGAGTCGGTGGCCATCAGCGACAACGCGCCCGAAAAGCTCGCGAAGGCGCAGAACATGGCCGGGGCGATCCTCGACGCCCTGATCCTCGACCAGGGCGAGCAGCTCCGTTTCACCGCCTACCCGCTGCGCTGAGGCCCCATGCAGCGGATCCCCAGCGTCAAGACTCTCCCTGACGTCACGGTCCTGCAGGGCGGGCTCGACCTCGCGACCTCGCCGCTGACCGTCAAGCCGGGCTTCCTGCGCTTCTCGATCAACTACGAGGCGCTGCTCACCGGCGGCTACGAGCGGGTCGGCGGCTACGAGCGGTTCGACGGCCGGGCGCGGCCCTCCGATGCGGTCTACGCGACCTCGGTGCCCCTGGTGAGCTACACCGGCGTCGCCGTCGGCGACACGATCAACGGCCAGACCTCCGGCATCACCGGCAAGGTCATCGCCATCGTCGCCGCCAGCGGCGCCGACCCGGCGTTCCTGGTGACCACGCTCATGACAGGCAGCTTCACCGTCGGCGAAAACATCCGGGTCGGGGTGGGCGTCATCGGCGTGCACTCCGTCACCGAGCCGACGGTCACCGGCCTGCAAGACAACACGTTCTCGGCGCTGGCCGCCGCGGAGTACCGGCCGGCGATCCTGCAGGTCCCTGGCGCCGGCCGGATCCGCGGCGTCGCCATCCTCAACAGCGTTGTCTACGCATGGCGGAACAACGTCGGCAACACCGCGCTCGCGATCTACAAGTCGAGCGTCGGTGGCTGGGTCAATGTGCCCATGTACAACGAGATCAGCTTCACCGCCGGCACCGCCACCTATGCCGAGGGCTCGACCCTGAGCAAAGGCGGCGCGACCGCGACGGTCAAGCGCGTGGTGCTCGAGACGGGCACCTTCGGCGCCGGCACGGCGGCCGGGCGACTCATCATCGGCGCGGTCACGGGCGGCCCATTCACGGCCGGCCTGGCGGGCGGCGGCGGCGTCGTCACGCTATCCGGCGCAGAGGCGGCTATCACCTTGGCGCCCAACGGTCGCGTCGAAACCTACGCCTACAACTTCCTCGGCTCCGCGGGCACGAAGCGCCTGCTCGGCTGCGACACCGTCAATCGCGAGTTCGAGTTCGACGGCGACGTCCTGGTGCCGATCAACACCGGCATGGGCTCGATCCGGGCGCGCCACGTAGTTGCGCACAAGAACCAGCTCATGTTCGCCTATGCAGGCTCGACTCAGGGCTCCGGCATCAACAGTCCCTACCAGTGGACGCCGCTCACCGGCGCCAGCGAGCTCGGCACCGGCGACACCATCACCGGCTACATGCCGGTCGGCGGCAGCGAGGCGGCGGCGGCGCTCATGGTGTTCTGTCAGGACTCGTTCTTCGTGCTGTATGGCAGCTCGAGCGCCGACTGGAAGCTGGTCAAGCTGAGCGAGGACGCGGGCTGCAACCCCTACTCGGCGCAGGACGTCGGCAAGCCGATGACGCACGACACGCCGGGCTTTCGCAGCTACGTGCCGACCAACAGCTTCGGCAACTTCCAATGGGAGATCGACAGCGGCCTGGTCGACGCGATCGCCCGGGAGCAGCGGCCGGTCTGCTCGGTGTTCTCGAAGGCCCTCTCGCGCTACCGATGCTTCTTTCAGGACGGTTCGTCGGTGACGGCGACGCCGGTCAAGTCTGTCGCCACGAACCAGGTGACCGAGGCGACGGCCGCCTTTCAGTGGATGCCGGTCGACCTGGGCCGCAACATCGTCGTCGCCGTGAGCGCGGAGATTGCCGGGGTAACCCGCACCTTCTACGGCGACGACCAGGGCTGGGTGCTCGAGGCCGACGTCGGCCGCAGCTTCGACGGTGTCGCGATCGACTACGCGGTCAAGACCGTCGGCCAGCATCAGAAGTCGCCGATGGTCGTCAAGCAGTACCGCCGCCCGCAGCTCGAGGCGAGCGGGTTCTCGGCGTTCTCGCTCTACATCGGCGCCGAGTTCGACGAGGGCGACCCGGACGTCGAGGCGACCGAGATCGTCGACTTCCAGCAGCTCACGAACTACGGCTCCGCGCTCATCTGGGACGGTGCGAACTACGACGAGGCAGTCTGGGAAGCGGGCGACTTCACCGTCAAGCGCGTGCAGCTCCAAGGGCAGGGCACCAGCGTGCAGACCCTCATGGGCGGCTCGTCCGCGATCGAAATGCCGCACCGCCTCAAGTCACTCATGTGGCAGTACACCCCACTGCGGAGCGCGATCTGACATGGCAAACCCCTGGTACGCCCGCGCCTTCGCTGCTGTCGCCGGCTCCTTCGCCCGCGCCTCGGCGGTCAAGAACGAGTTCACCAAGGTGGAGCAGGGCTTCGACGCCCTCTTTGCCGCCGGCCTGGTGGGCAGCATCACGGGCCTCACCGGCGTGCCGACGATGGTCGGCAAGGCGCTCTACCTCTGGCGCAACAACGCCGCCGAGAACGCCGTCGAGTTCGTGCCGCCCTGGCTCATGGACCCGAAGATCATTCCCTCGGGCGCCACCTACACGATGATCCTGAGCGACTGGGGCCGCCAACTGATCTCCCAGGACGCGACCCCGGTCACGATCTACGTGCCGAACAACGCCGCCGTGGCGGCGCCCCAGGGGACCTGCGTGCTCATCCACCAGGAGGGCGCCGGCCAGGTCACCATCCAGCCGGTGCCGGCCAGCGGCGTGACGATCGACGCCGCCGGCGGGCTCGTGGCGACGCGGGTGCAGTTCTCGAGCGCCTCGCTCTCGGTCAAGTCGCTCGATCGGTGGAGCCTGGTCGGCGACCTCAACATCACGCTCAACGGAGCGAGCACGATAGGGCGGCACGCGCTCTGGATCCCGGCCACGCAAATGCGGCCCAGCGTCACCGGCGGCTGCGCGGCGCTCACGGGCATCGCCAGCGCAGCCAACCAGCCGGACCTCGTCTCGCTCGACTTCGACACCACGACCCAGGAGTTCGCCCAGTTCTCGCTGGCCATGCCGCGGAGCTGGAACGAGGGCAGTATCTCCTTCAAGGCGGTATGGAGTCACGCCGCCGCCGCGACGTTCGGTTGCGTGTGGGGCCTGCAGGCTGTCGCGGTGAGCGACCAGGATCCGATCGCGGTGGCCTTCGGCACGCAGCAGAACGTCACCGACGCCGGCGGCGTGACCAACACCCAGTACGTCTCGCCCGAGTCGGTGGCGATCACCGCCGGCGGCACGCCCCTGGCCGACGACACGCTGTTCTTTCGCGTCATGCGGGTGCCGGTCGACGCAGGCGACACCTTGAACGTCGACGCGCGGCTGCACGGCATCATCGTCTACATCGTGACCGACGCCGGCACGGATGCCTGATGTTGCCCGCTCGCATCGGATGCCTGCCGCAGTACCTCATTGCGGCGCTCGCGCCAGGGGCGGGCGGCTGCGTCGCTGACAACTACTGGGGGGTGGTCGACGCGGTCCAGGACATGACCTGGATACGCGACGCGGCTTCGCGAAACTGGCCGCTCTCGGCCGACGAGAAAACCATCACCGTCGGGGCGAACGTCAACAGTTCGACAAAAGCGACCGGCGTGCACGGGTCCGGCAAGTATTACGCCGAGATCCTGACTGGCGGCAGCTCCTATCCAGGAAGTTCGTTTGCGCCAGCCGTGGGGTTTTTTCGTTGGTCGGCAGGCATCGGCGGCATCGGCGGCACCGAGTTCTTGCACCTCGGCGGCGATGGCACGATCTACTTCACCGGCACCTCAATCGGCATCACCGGCCTCGGCACCATGGCCGCCGGCCAGGTGCTCATGTTCGCCTACGACGCCGACACCGGCAGGATGTGGATGGGCCGCAACGGCACCTGGTTCAACTCCGGGAACCCCGGCGCCGGCACGGGCCAGGTGCGGACCGTAACGGCCGGAATGCCCTACACGTTCGGCGCATGCTGCAACGCCACCAGCTCGGCCACGTTCACTCTCCGCGGCAAGGCTTCGGAGTTCACCTACCCGCTGCCGAGCGGCTTCTCGGAGTGGGGCGGCGCGGCCGTCGGCACCTCGCTCATGCTGCACGGCGACGGGCCGGACGGCTCGGCAAGCGTGGTGGATTCCTCTCGCTTCGCCAGGGCGATCACAGCCAACGGCGGCGCCGTCATCCGCACGCTGCAGAGCAAGTTCGGCGGCGGCGCGCTCTCCATCCCCGGCGGCGCCTCCGACAGCTTCACGATGGCGCAGGGGCCGTCGGGCGAGCTCGATCTCGTCCACAAGGACGGCACCTTCGAGGTTTGGCTGTTCCTACTCGCGGGATCCGCCATACAGCGGTACGCATTCACCTCCGGCGGAGTGAACTCTGGCCTTTCGATAACGGTCACGGCGGCGAATCGCCTGATCGTCCAGGCGTTCGGCGGCGCGGGTCTCGGGCTTTTTCCTAGCGCCCCGACCGGCTTCGACCTCGGCGTCCTTCCCCTGTCGACGTGGACGCACCTCTCCATCGACAAGGTCGGCTACGAGTGGTTCATCTTTCTCAACGGCGCGCTGGTCGCGTCGAGCTCTTCCAGTACCTATCTCTCTGTCGGGCTGCACGCCAACTTGCCGACGGTCGGCAACCAAAGCGTAAACCGCTGGATCGGCTACATCGAGGAGCTGCGAATCACGAAGGGCTACTCGCGCCATACCGTGTTCATCGGCGCGGCCTGGCCGACCTCGGCTCCGGCCGACCCGAACTTCGCAAACGTCACGCTGCTTTTGCCGGCCGACTCGTCGTTCACCGACTTCTCGAGCTACGCGCACACCAGGAGCGGCGACGTCGGAACGCCCGTCATCGACAGCGCTCAGGCCAAGTATGGCGCCGGCTCGATGCTGTTCAACGGAGCGAACAACATCGCCTACGCGAACTCCGCGGACTGGGCATTCGGCGCCGGCGACTTCACGCTCGAGCTCGACCTCTTTCCGACGGTGGGTGTCAACGGCACCGCCTACGACATTTGCGCCTACACGGCAGGGTTCTCGGCTGCCAATATGTCTTTCCACCTCTATTGGGTCGGCGGCGGCGCCGCCGTCTTTCGGTTGAGCGACGGGTCGACGATCTTCACCGCCAACGGCATCGCCGGCGCCCTATGCGTAAACCAGTGGAGTCACATCGCCGCCGTTCGATTCGGCAACGTCCTCACCCTCTACGTCGATGGCGCAAATGGCGTCGCGGTCACCTTCACCGGAACGGTTTGCCACCCGGGCGCCGCGACACTGACGATCGGCGGCGCGCCGACGGTCCAGTTCCCGACGCGCTACACGGGGCACATTGACAACCTCCGCATCACCAAGGGCACGGCCCGCTACACCGCGTCGTTCGCGCGCAACTATGCCGGCGTCGCCTTCGCCGTCGACACGCTGCCCTTCTGCGACGTGCTGGCTGGCGTCACGCCGGTAACTCCGGCACCAATCACCGCAACCGGCGCGACGCAGCTCCTGCTGACGACCAGCGGCACGGCCTCGGTCGGCCCGACGCCAATCCCTTCGGTCGACTTCGTCAATTTCACGCCGGCCGCCTATGAGGACGCCGGCACGATGACCGTCCAGGTCACGGTCGCCGCGGCCTATGCCATCTCGCCGTGCTCGGTGACCTGGGCGACCTCGAACGGCAGCGCGCTCGCCGGCACCGACTACACCGCAAGCGGCGGCACCGCCAGCTTCACCAACGCCGCGCGCACGTTCAACCTTGTCATCCCGCTGCTGAACAATGCGGTGTATGCCGCAGGCGCCTCCAAGACCTTCACGATCACCCTGAGCGCACCAGTCGGCTGCACGATCGCCACCTCGAGCGTGGTGGCCAGGATCATCGACAACGACCCGGCGCCAGGGGTGGCACTGACGGCAAACACCCTCGCGTACCTGACGGTGGACTTCAATTCGGACGGCAGGCTCGACTCGAGCGGCCTCTACGTCTCTGGCCAGTGGTACACAGCCGGCTCGACGCCCGGTATCGGCGCGAGCTTCGAGCTGCGCGCCACCCTGACCAACGGCCCGGCCATCCCAGGCGCGACCGGCGCGTGGGTGTCGCTCGCGGCCGGCGTGACCCTCGGCCCATCGGCCGACACCACCGGCCTCGGCTCAATCGTGTTCGTCGAGATCCGCGACGCGGCGACCGGCGTGGTTCTGGCGTCGGCATCGCAGATCTTCGGCTCCTCGGTTCTCGTCTGAAAGCGCGCCGTGTCCTTTCTCATCCAGCTCGCCCTCTGCCTGTACCTTCTGCCTGCGACCGTCCTTGCCCAGACGACGGCCATGGTGACGACGACGGTCCGCGACCCGCTGAACTACCCGCTTCGGCAGTACGGGTTCATCCTGTTCATGTCGCTGCTTGGCGGAGCGGTCGCCTACTACGGCAAGGTCCGAAAGGGCGAGCTCCCCAGGGGGAGCCTCAGTTCGCTGGTGGGCGAGCTGGCCACCTCGGCTTTTGCGGGGCTGCTCGCCTTCTACGTGTGCGAGTGGTTCAACCTCGACAAGATCATCAGCGGCTGCGCCGCTGGCCTGGCCGGCCACGCCGGCGGCTCCGGCATCACCTGGGCCGAGAGCGTCGCCCGCCGCCGAGCGGAGCGCCTGCTCGGGGTCGGCACCTCCCCCGTACCTCTTGGAAAGGAATGACCATGCTGACACTCAAGGACTACTGGCAGGGCCGCGACGCGACCAACCCGCTCGACATGAGCCCGGCAATCGACAAGAACGCGCGGCGCCAGGTCGAGCTCGTCAACAAGCTGCTGGCGTTCGCGGAGCAATCGGGCGTGTTCCCGCACCTGCACCCGAGCACCGGCACGATCCTCTCGAGCGGCTGGCGGCCTCCCTCGGTCAACGCGGCAACGAAGGGCGCCTCGCGCACCTCGATGCACATGACCGGCGAGGCCTGCGATTTTTACGATCCGGACAACTCGATCGACCGCTGGTGCCTGTCGGCGGCCGGCCAGGCGGCGATGACAGCGGTCGGCATCTGGCTCGAGCACCCCGACGCCACGCCCGGATGGTCGCACTGGCAGCAGCGCCCGCCGGGATCCGGCAACCGGGTTTTTCGGCCATGAGTCTGCTGAACCCCTTCTCTGCGTTGCAGACCCTCGGCATCGCCGCGATCGCCGTCGGCCTGGCCTGGGGCGCTGGCGAGCTGCACGGGCACAGCCGCGGCGTCGACAGCAAGCAGGCCGAATGGGACGCCGACAAGCTCGAGAAGATCGCCGCGCAGCAAGCCGCCGACGAGGCCGCCAGGCTTCGCTCGCACGCGGCCGATCTCGCCTACGACCGGGGCCGCACCGCGCGCCTGGTCCGAGCCGCCACCGCCACCAAGGAGATCGACCATGTACTCGAAACTGAGTCTCGCTGGCGCGACGGCCTTGTGCCTGACGGCGTGCGCCGCGCCATCGCCGCCGCCGTCGGGCAAGCGTCTGCTGCCTCCCAGCCTGACGGCGCCATGCGAGTACCCGCTGCCCGAGATCCTGACGAACGGGCAACTGGCCAGGGCCTACGTGTCGGCCCTCGACAACCTGGCCGATTGTTCGGACCGGCATCGGCGCCTCGTTGAGGCCACAAAGGAAACACCATGAGCAAGACCCGAGGACCCGTATTTGAAGTAGCGCTCAACAAGGTGGCACGCTGGTTCTGGCGCGAGCGCGCGGCCAACGGCGAGATCGCCTGTGTCTCCCAGGCCTACTCGACGAAGTGGGCCGCCAAGCGTGCGGCGAAGCGCCAGGCCGGCATGACGACGGGTGCGACGGTTCGCATCCTCGAGGGCTGAGGCGGTGTTCGCGCCAGGCGCTCGAATCAGCTTCTGGTGGGCCCTGATCGGCGTCGCCGTCCTGGCGATGCTGGCGGCGGCCAGCGGCTGCGCTGCGCCGGCCGAGCGCAGACTCGACGGCCGGCTGTACCTCAAGCCCGTTTGCGATCGCGGGCGGCTGGCCGGCATCGTCGTCGGAGCGACGGGGCCGCTGGTGCAGCGGATCGACTTCGATCCCGACGAGGTCTGTCCGCAGGCCGAGCTGGGCATCTGAGGCGCCAGGGGACTTTTGGGGAACTCGGCCGGCAATCCAGTCGCATCCCGACCAGTCCGTCGGGCTTACGTCGCACCCTGTCGGGTCGAGTCGCACCCCGCGAATTAGTTCGAGTCCAATCGCGCCTACCAGTGAAAACTGGTCATCCTGGGGAACTCTTGGGGAACTTGGCTGGCGCCGTCAGCGCCTCGAGCTTCGCCTTCTCCCGGCCCCGGTCGGCGCCGTCGATCCACTTCGCATAGGTCGTGAAAAGCATCTTCGCGTTGCGGTGCCCCATCTGCCGCGAGACGTAGCTCGGGTTGGCCTGGGCGAGCAGCGAGCTCGTCGCATAGGTGTGGCGCGTGTTGTAGGCGCGCCGGGACCGGATGCCGCAACGCCGCAGCGACGGCGCCCAGTGGTGGTCGCGCTGGCTGCGCTCGTCGTGCCAGGGCCGGCCGGTGAACGGGTTCTGGAAGATCTCGGCGTCGCGCAGCATGGTTGCCGGCTTCATGGCTTTCAGCGCCGCGACGGCGCGCGACACCAGGTCGACGTCACGCACCTGGTATGTCTTGAGAGGGCCGGCCTTGCCGGCGGTGCGCGCCCGCTCCACGCGGATCGACCCGTCGCGCCAGTCGACGTCACCCCAGCGCAGGGCGATGAGCTCCTCCGGCCGCATGCCGGTGAAGAACGCGAACTCGAAATAGGCCCAGACCTGCACCGGGCAGCGCTCGCGCATGTCGGCCAGGATCGCCTCGGTTTCCTCGCGCGAGAGCGGGTCGATCGGCGGCGCCTGGTGCCGGCCGTTCTTGACGGCCGCCGTCGGGTCGACGATGCGCAGGTCGCGCGCCGCCAAGCCAAACACGCCGCGCAGGCAGATGAGGTAATTGTTGAGCAGCTTGTTCGACGCCCAGGGGTAGCTGCCGACCTTGGCCTCGACGGTGCCGGGTGTAATGGCGGCGATCGGCGTCGCCGCGCCGAAGATGCCTTTCCAGACCTCGAGGGCGTTGCGGTACTGGTTGAGCGTCTTGGTGGCGCAGCGGCCCTTGCTGGCCAGCCAAAGGCTGCACGTCTGGCCGAAGTTTGCAGACGGCCCGGAGCGCTCGGCGCGCGGGCTGTCGGGAAAGAACTCCGCGAGGTCGAAGGTGCCGAGCTCGAGGCGCTTGCGGATCTCGGCGGCGACACGGCGCGCGTGCAGGACGTTCGGCGGGGTTGGCCGGATCGGCCGGCCGTTGAGGGTCAGCGTCTCGCGGCGGCGCTCGTCGTTCCAGACGAAGAACAGGCGGATGCTCGTCGCCCGCACCTCTACGCCGTCTGCTCCACCCATCGCTCATGCCCCCGCAGGTCTATCCAGATGCCGCCGTCGCTCGAGCGACGCCACTCCTTGTCCTCGCGCCAGTAGCCGCGCTCGATGCGCTTGCGGATGGCGGCTTCGCTGAGGCCGATCACGACCGAGGCGAGCTTGATCGTAACGTAGCGTGCCGGCGCGAGAAGCACGGGGGCGGGGGCGGCGTCGGTCATGGCTCGAAGGCGTTGGACTTCAAGACGATCTCCTGTTCTGCTAGGTCGGCGAGCCTTGATTGAGAGCCCAGCGCCGGCATCGCTTCGGGCATGTCGGCCGGCTGCAATTGCAGGGCATGCAGACCGCCCTTCGTGGATCCGCAGGGCCTGAACCCGGCACTCAATGGCTGTCTTTCGTTTAGGTTGTTGACGACTTCGGTCAACCTGCGCGACCAAGCTGCAGCAAGGTCGTTGGGAAACCGGTACGCAACGGCGCCGGCAGCCGCGGCGGCCTCTTGAAACTCGACGATCTTGTCGGCCATCGCCTTCGCCAAGTCTGGGGCGTCGTTGCCGAATTGGTAGCTCCGCAGAGCATGCGCGGCCGCTGCCAGCAAGTCGTCGAGCTCGCGTTCCGGCGCGGTGATGGTTGGCGCTGCTCCTGTGGGGGCGGCGAGTGCGGCGAACAGTGGCGCGATCATTGCCTTGAGTGCTGCGTGTGCGGTGTTGCTCGCCGCCGTCCATGCCTGGAATTCCGCATCGACCCGCGTGCGCCCGAATCCGTCCACCTCGTCGCGCTGACGGGCGTACAGCACGCGAGCGTTGTATGCATCTAGAGCCGCAATCTCGGCCAGCTTCGCGTCGCGCCATGCATATGCCTCGGCCGGCGCTGCTCCTGTGGTGGCGCTGGCGCATACGAGGCGAAGCTCATCTTGGACCTTATTTAGTACGCGCCGCGCCTCGCCGGCCAATTCAATGGGCGTTGGTTTGGGGCCGCGCGGGCATCCTTGAAGCACGCCCCCGACCCGATCCCCCTGGTATGACGTGACGTTTGCGAAAAAACTAAGTGCGTTGAAAATCAACTCGGCCGATTCGGCGCTCAGGCCCGAGGCATCATTCATGGCAGACCAATCCGAGCTGCGCCGACTCGGCTCCTGCTCGAAACCCCGCGTTCCAGTAGGCATTTTCACGGTCCGTGGATTCGAAGGCGCTCTTGACCTTCTCGCCCGTTATCACCGGCGCTGCTCCTGTGGGGGCGGCGAGGGACCGAATGCCTTCGATGATCTCGTGCAGTTCGTAGGCGTATTCCAGGCCGGTGCCGGGATACTCGCGCGTGCCGGTCTCCGGGTCGGTCGAGCCGTGCTCGACGTCGTAGTCATCCAGCCGCTTCTGCACCCAGCGAGCA